CTTTCATAATTCTTTTTTAACATTAATACTATTTTCCTTTTCTGTACTACAAAGATAGGAGTTATTTGGAACGCCTGCAAATTATTTTATATGTTATACAACATAAAACAACATTTTTATTAGTGTCACTTTTGCAGATTTCGGACGAGAGGAGGTTGAATCGGGCTAGAAGTGAAACCCGATTTGCTTCGCACAAAAGTAAAGGCTTCGCATAGACATAAAAATAGCCCTGTTTCACAACAGAGCTAAATTTAAATAGAATGTATAGAATGTGAATAAAAATAGTACTAACGTTTATACTTGCGAGTTTTACGACGTGTACCTCTCGCTTTGTCAAACTGTTCGTATTCTTCATAATCAGACGAATAAGGACGACCACGCTCATAGCGACCATTCTCATAAGTATTATAAGAATCCATAACATCAGAAGAACCGCGAATCAAAGCATTAGCGGAATTAATAGCTTCGCGCCAAGCCTGCATTTCATTATCCCAACGCTTGGAATTAAGCAATTCACCTGTAAGCTGATTCTTCCACTGATTACCCATAAAATCAGAGGCAGCATCCTCCTTCACCTTTTGACGACGGTAATTATTATAAGAACCTTCGTAATAATTCGCTGCATTATTGGCATAGATAAGACCTTTAGCAGTCTTAGCCGCTACCTCATTAGAGATATTTTGTCCTCTAGCACGAGCATAATTAAGAATCTCGCGAGACAAACTCTCTCTAGCTTCACGAACATGAAGTTGTCCTCTATTTATAAGCTCCTCATAATGAGCAGCTTTAACATTTAAATCTGCCTGCTGTTGTTGGTCTAAATACTTATTCATAGTAGTCTTAGCATCAGCATCCAAAAGAGAGTTAGCAACATTCGCACGAAGAAGGTTATTACTCCAAACCTGATTAGTCCATTGCTCCTTTAAGCTAGCCATTTGCAATTTGGCAGCTTCAAGACCCATCAAAGTATTATAGCGAATAGCTTCAGGAGAAGCATTACGCCAATTAGTATCGCCTTTCATCTTATTTATTTCAGCATTAAGGTAATCCTTGAGACTAAAATTACGAATATCCAAACCTTTCTTTTCGGACATCATTTTCATTTCTTGGGCAAGTTTTACACCAATATCACCAAGAGACGAAAAATCTGTAGCCTGCATAACAGCCGGAGAAGAAGCAGAAGCAGCAGGAGCAGCAGACGAACCGGTAGCATTACCAGCATCACCGGGATTCATATAAGCATTATAGCCTGCTTCCTCTTGGCGTTTACGTTGAGCGGCAGGAGTATTATACGCATTCTCCTTATTCCACATATCAAGCTGAAACGCACGAGCTTTCTCGGCTTCTTTAGCATTAAATTCATTGTTCATTTTATTTATCTCCAAATTTGCTTCATTCGTCTTGCGTTGCGAACGAGCACCCATCGAAGAGGAGAAAATATTACCAATCATGCCAAAAATAGCCAATTGGCACGAACAAGAATCCAAGCTATCAATCAGAAGAGCCACCAGCGCCAGAAGCAGCACCGGCAGAAGCTTCAACACTTGTTTCCTGTAATTCTTCAGATTCATTTTCTTTAGCCTGTTGTGCCTTCAACAAATCATCAAAATTTTCAATGCAATATTCAGTCCAGGACTTTATCTCTGAAAGAGATTGGATATGTCTAGACTTAAGAGTAGACAACAAAGTATCATCATCCAATTGCGCTAAATACCTTGATTTATTCGGTGAAAAGCGGTTAAACATTTCACGAAGTTCAGTAGGAGCAATGCGATTTTCAAGACGTTGCTGATTAAACAACAAAGTTATATCATTCAACATATGAAATACACCGGAATCATCAATATAAGACGACAATTCAACAAGCTTATCGCGAACCGCAAACTTACTCTTTTTAGAATCATAATCATGATTATAACCTACGCGTGAGTAAGGACGCACTTTCTTAACTTTTCTCATAATCAATAAGGCATTCCATCATAATCAAGGTTACGAGCAACACGAATGTCAAACGCTGCATTAATTAAGAACGTATCAGTGTCCCAATATGAATCAGCATTCACCGCAAAAATAGGGTCTAATATCGAAGGATTAACTTTAAAGAAATTATAATTGATACCTGTTCCTTTAGTTCCTAAAGGTTTAAGCATATTAGACCAAAGTTCTGATGTAATAGGAGCAACCCACTCTTTTTCGGTAGTAGTAAAAGCACCTAAAACATAATCAACAGAGGTTTTCCAAGCATAATAGCGCGGAAGATAACCAACGGTAGTAGTCGGAGAATCAGTAATTCCACCAGTAGACGGAAGCTCAATAGGATTATTCGAATAATAAGCGACCGTAATAGGCTCTAATCCAATGGCATCAAGTTCCGGAACAGGGAACGAAGTATTCATACTCGCAAAAAGTTGCGGGTCAGGAGCGGAAATAACATAATCAAGAAGAGGTACAGAATGATAAATACACATCAAAACACCCCAATCTTTGGCATAAAAATTCTCATTGCCTTGACCTGTTCCAACACCTTTACCAGCAATCAAAGCTTCGTTCGATTCGGTAATATTCGTATTAACAACCTCCGAAATATCAAGCGAAGAGGCTTCGCCACCAATATAAGTACTCATGCCGGACAATTCAGAACCAACATCAACACCAAAATGTGCTTTAATTTGCGAACGATAATTCAAAGGAGTACAAAGCGAAATCTCACGGAAACGTTGAAGAGCTTCACCACGACGAAGAGCAAGAACGTCAAGAGTTAAATTTGTACCTGCATCAATCAATTGAGTAGAAAATTCGGTACTGGTACCAATCATTGTACTAGAGTTCGTAGGAGACTTCAAATTCTGCCCAGTTTTAACAGGTGCACCCGTTGTACCGTAAGAAATATCTACAACGGAAGTATCACCGTATTGTGCATCAGGCAAAGAACCAAAAAACATATCCTTATTCCAATTACAATACTCCAAATCAAAGAAAGTATTATTTTGAAAATAAGTCACAGACTTTGAAAGATCAACCGGAAGAATAGTAGTAGCACCTTTTCCGTCATAATAATCAATATTCCAAAGATAAGGCGCAGAGTCCTGCCATTGCGTCAAACGGAAATAATCCTGACAAAACTTCTTATAAGCAAGAATAGGAAAAACACTCAAAGCATGATTATAAGCGCGATTCTGATTATAAGAAGAGTCTTTAACATCAACAGATGTACCATAATTACGGCTACCACTAGCACCAACACCGGTACGGACATTACCATAGCGAAGATACTGAATAAGCTTATAAGCCAAATCAGCACGATTGAAACCAAAATAATTCAATTTGGATTTCATCATATCCAAAGACTGTGAAATTTGGTCAGCAGAGAAACAAGGCATATTAGAACCAAGTAAAACACTACCATCAAAAGAAGAAGCATGTTGCACATTCTGTTGAATCTGCGCAATCACTTCAGGAGCATTACGCCAAAGAAGATGAAGAGGACACCAAAACCAATCGTAATACTCTCGCACACGAGTAAAGGCAGAAGTATTAACAGGTTGAGTACGGGTGAAATGCTGTTCCTTTAAATTGAACTTATCACCAGGCATAGTCAAAGTCCATTTAATTGGAAGAAGTTCACCAACTTTAGCAGAGAACGCAACCTTAGACGAAAGGTCAAAACCGGAGCGTCTAGGGTGATTCTTTACACTAGAAAGGTTAAATAATCCCATAACTTAACGTTTTAAATTAACACTAACCGAATCCACAACAGAAGAAGCCTTTTGCTCGGTCTGCTGGGTGGAGTTCGAATTATTTTTAGAAACAGACAAAGAAAGAGTGCACGACTGAACAAACAAAGTCGTGATAATGCCAATAACAAAGGTAGAAATCAACTTAACAATCTCTATCCACTGATTAGGAGTAATTTTCATAAAAATACATTATTTTGGTCATTCAACACTTTATGCTTGACTCGAAAGTAATAAACTTCATGATAATTTGTATCACTCCATTTCTTAGTATA